GTAATTATTGGCATTGTTTGCTATTCCATCAAGCTTAGCTTTATCACTAGCCTTCATAAGACCATCCTTTGTAGATGTAGCCAAACTATATGTGGTATTTGTGTCAGTCCATGGAACATTAACGTATGCCTTGCCGTTGCCATCAAGCGCAACTGGGTAGTTCTTGCCACTCTGTGAATAACCAAGGGTAATACCACCCTTTGTGGTTGAACTTGCGGTTGGCAAAGAGTAATTATTGGCATTGTTTGCTATTCCATCAAGCTTAGCTTTATCTGATGGTATCATAACACCAGCTGACTGACTTGTAACTGCATTTATGGCAATAGAACCCAATGGAAAGTCATTTACACCTTTAAGTGATATCTGAATATCAGTTGCGGTATGATAAACGTCCATACTATGCATTGCATCCTTCTTCTTAGCATAATCTGCAAGGTCTACTGTAGCACGGAAGTCTCCGAGTTTCTCCCATTTTGAGGCATCATATGTTGCACTGGTATCACCAGTATAGATATATTCCTCATATTGATTCTGTGTAACACCATCAGTATCTTTAATAAGATAAATATGCTTCTTAATATTAGTTGTAGGAAGAGCAGTTACTACTTCTGCAACTGTAGTATCAAGATTACCTAATTGGGCTAATGGAACATTGCCTTTTGAATCAAGTTCTGCAACACCATTAGCTTCACCAATAGAAATCATTTTTCCACTTGCAAAAAGATAATTAACCCCATACTTACTATTAGTAATACTGGATGGGTCTATTCTTATAGACTTACCACCATCTGCATCATTTAAAAAAGACACACTTCCTCTAATTGTACCACCAGTTAATGATAAATAATTAATATTAACCCAGTTCTTAATCTTCTCCCAGAAGTATGCTAAGCCTATTGCGTCTAAAAATTGCATAATCTATTGTTTTAAATTGTTATTTACTAGTAATATCTGTTATCTGTTCCTCCGTGATTGCTGGAGGGAAGTCCTTCGTCACGATGTCGGTCACTCTGTTTGAAATATCCTTGTAGATGTCCGTGCCGAGTTTTTTTGCTGTCACGCTGCCGTCTCTGATGTTTCCAGTTGATATACAGTCCTCGGTCAGATGGTCGTGTTTGACCGCTCCCGGTTGTAGCTTATCTGAGGTCACACAATTGGATGCTAGGTGTCTGTTCTTTACAGAGCCATCGGCAAGCTTCGCTGCCGTTATCGCCCCATCCGCAATTTGCGCTTCCGTTATTGTTATCTTGGCGAGTTCACTCTTGATAATCCTAACGACCGCATCGTTCTCCAGTTTGTCGTCCATCATGGCAAGCATCCTGCTTAACTCGACAACGATGTCGTAAATTTCCGTGCCGACACGCACCGCTGTGTTTTCTCCAACCTGCGTTGCATCTCGTATCAGCTCTGCCATACGGAGCATTTTTTGAATATCCTCGTTCATGTCTTATGTGCTTTTAGTTGCCTATTGCGTGAATGTGTGCCCTCGTTCCTCGCTGTGCCTTCACTTCCCCTTTCGGGGTGAATGCCTTGAGATATTCGAGTGCATCTGATAAATATCTTTCTGCAATGTCCATGATGTCGTTGTATTGCTTGTTGTTCGACAAATCTTGAACATGGTCTGAATAATCGTCTCTGTGTCGCATTCCACCTGCTCGGCTTATAATTGTGCCATCGGCACGAAAAAGCCTCGCATACGTGAAATAAGCGAGTGCCTTGCGTATTCCGCTTGTGTACTTCTGCACCTTGGTTTCTTCTTGGCTGCAATCTCCATTCTTCTTGGTGGTGTATTCGCCACCGTCCAGGAAAGTTGCAGGCTGGAAATCGGGCAATACTGAATCGCCCCACTCTCCCTGCTCGGTCGCTGCCTTGAACCGCTCATACCCGATGGCTGGTATGATGTTCGCATCTTCGCATTCCCGAATGTATGCGTTCACTTCATCCTCATCTAGGTGTGTGCTGGTCGGTCGTGCCAGTTCTCGGAACTGGTCTGCCGTGATAAGTTGTTTCCTTTTTCCCATAGGCTCAATCAATTAATCTATCGTGTTGTTCCCTGCAACCTCGCTGCTGATATACTTTAACGGCTGTAGCTTGGGGTCTAGGTTCTGAATAGCTGGGTCGTGCCAGCTGTTGAAAATCTTCTTGAAGGCTCGCTCGATGAATCGCTGCTCGGTCGTCACTTCGCCTGCATAGTATTCGTAAGCGTCCTGCATAACTTGTCCGCTGAATCCCAGCTTTCCAATACGGATGGAGTAGAAGAGTTCTTGATGGAACTGTGCGTAGATGCGCTCGATAACGCTGCTGTCGGTCACGGAAAACTCCTTGTCGAAGTTCTTCGTAGGGAAAGCCACAACCTTCGGTTCGTCTTCCTCGTTCTCGACCTCTACAGCAAGTATCTTCGCTGTATTCTCGTCCCCTTGGAACTGCAAAAGGTCTTCGTCTGAAATCATCTGTCCGCTCTCAACCTCTTCGCCTTCCTCGTTGAACTTCGGCACGCCCTTCTTGGTTACGAGCATACACGATACGAGGAAGTTGTTGCGGACGTTTCTCATCTTGACGTTTCCCAGTCCCTCATCGGTCGAAATCTCCGTGATGGCTGAATCGTAGCTGGCTGTAGGATAAATGAACTGTCCGTCTAGGCTCTGCCACAGAACCTGCCCCTTGTAGCTGTCGATGCCTCCTGCGTTCTCAATCTGTTCAAGAACGATGTCGGGGTCGGGGTTGAAAATGTTGATGCGTTCAATAGTCTTGTCGTTCACCATCAACCGCTTTCCGTTCCTCGTTTTCTTCTGTTCCCAGTCTGGATGCAGCAAGACGTGCGCCACGTTCCCCTTGTCGTCTGTCTCTTCCAGTCGGCAATTTTCGAAGGGTACGTGGCTCACGCTCGACACCTGCCCTAGAACGTTGTAGTTTACGTGAAGGGCGAAGCCTCCAAACCTCGCAAGGTCTTGCGCTACGTTCCGGAGCAAATCGTCTGCCGTGTCCCCTTGTGGGTTCATCGCTAACGCTGCTAGAATGTCGCTATCAAAGCCGTAGCCCTCAATAAATCGGGCGTAGCGGTTAAGGCACAGCATTGCCGTTCCGCTGGCTTCCGTGATGCGTGCGAGGTTCTGCGGATAAAGATTATCATATCCGTATGCCTGCATCTTGAATCGGCTGACGTAGCCAATATCAACCCTTCGCTTTGGCTTTTTAACTGTTTTAACGTTCATACTGCTTGTGTCGTTTTACTTGTTGTTTTGTTACTCTTCCTTGCCTGCTTTTTCGGCTTGGTCGAGGTCTTTCTTCTTGTCGCTGCCTGCTGCTTTTTCGGCAGGATCTTTCCCGGTGGTATCATCTGAACCGCTGTCGCTGCCTGCTGGCGGCTGCTTGTTCTCGATGAGTTCATCGCTGGGCATCTTTTGGAAGTAGCTTTCCATGTGTGGGTACTTCGTCAGATATTCGTGCGCTACCTTGTCGGTCAGGTTCTCGTTCGTGAAAATCTTACCATGGTAGAAGTCCGGGCAGGAAATGATAAAACCTGCCTTCATTGCGTAATTACATGTTTTTGGCATTGCCTTTTCTTTTTTGAGTTTTAGATATATTTCTATCAGAGCATCGTGGTAACACTGCTGGCAGGTTGTCGGTACGAAACGCTTGCGTGTTACCTCGAAATATAGAGATTCAATAACTGCCTTGTCGGTTGCATCAAAGGGTCTGTCGAAACGTGCCTTCAACTCCTCGACCTTGGCTGTTGCTTCCTTGTATGTCATAGGCTACGCTGCTGCTTCCGTCAGAAGGCTCTTATACTTGGCTGCTGTGGTCTCGCTGTCTGTGTCGAAGAAGAAATAAGCTGCCTTTGGTACGCTCTCCTCTTCCAACGTGATAAGCCAGCCACCCTCGGTGTCATCTGAGTACTTGTCGTTCTCGCCTGCACTTGCCTTCAGTGCCTGCGCATATCCGAACACCTGATACTCTGCATTTCCGTCCGCTCCCTTTGAGAGGTTGCGCAGGATGATAACGAACTTTCCGTTCGCCAGTCCGTCAATGATATTTGCGCAAACGTCAGGTGTGTTAGCCAATACCACGACTGCTACGGTGTTCTTCCAGCTGTTGCGATACGTGCCAACGGTCAGCTCGGTCTTGGTTCCAGTGAATGGCTTGCTGCCTTCCTGCCGGATAGCGTATGCTTTCTTGCCAGTCTTCAAAACTAATGTTTTAATTATATTGCCCGCTACAACGGACTTGGTGAAGTCGATGTCGTCTCGGTTGATGATAAGTCCATCGCCCTCCAGTCCCTTTGTTACTTGGTCTTCGCAAGGGATGATGATGTCCTGAGCGATAAGGCTCTCGCAAGTTGTTGCCATATTAATTCGTTTTAAAATTGTTATATCCCCAACACCGTTTTGTGGGTGTTGAGGATTGTCAAAATAACTTAATACTAAACTGAAAATTTGGAGCGATTAGTAAGCTGCATGGATCATGTTCTCTTCGAGGAGAGCCGTGCCAATCTTACCAGTAGCATAGAGATAGTTTCTGCGCTCCTTCTGGTCGAACCAGATGTCGAGGTCGCTAATGAGTGCATCGGCATCAGTGCCCACCATAAGGTGCTTAGGGTTACAGAATACCGCACGGTGTGGAAGGTTGACTGTCGTCTCGCCCTTCTCGTATGCGTTAATCATTCTATCCCAGATGCCGACACGTGCAATCTTCACTCCGTTGTAGGTCGCCACATCGAAGCCATCGAACACCTTCTCCCACGGCATAATATCGTGGTAGGTCTGCTTGATGTCGTAGGTCAATGCGTCAGCAAGCGAGCGTGTCATAAGCAACACTGCATCGCTATCGTCAATGATACGTGTGTCTACGTCCATCAAGATTGCGTCTACGACTGCTGTAGCTGCACCCTTCTTGCGTAATGCTGAAACCTGCGCTGCTGTCGTAGCCTCGCTGTTGGCTGCGATGATGGTATGGTTCTTTGTTGCTGTAGCTGTAAAGATACGCTTGAACAGACCGTCACAAACGTTGAACATGCTAACGTCCGACCCTGCTGTCAGCTTGCCGCCACCTGCACCTGCCAATGCTGCCGCCTTGTCGCCGAACCATCCGAAACGCCAAATCATCTGCTGCATGGCTCGCTGGAGTGCATCGGTGTAGATGGTCATGAAGTCGGTGCTGGTAAGGTCGCCAATGGCTGTACCAGTCTTAAGGCTGTATTCTGCGATTGAACCCTTCAATGCTTCGTAGCAAATCTTGATAGGAATCTCCCACTGTCCGAGTTCCCAACGCTTCTGAGAGTTGGCGATACCCTTCTCTTCATAGGTAGGGTCGCAACCGCCACCTGCCTTACCGACCATTTCCATCTCACCGATAAGTGCGATAGGGTCTTTCTCTTTGACCTTCTGAATGTTCACGAATGAGGAGAAGTCTTCATCGTTGTAGAAGGTTTCCTGCACGGCATCCTTGATGCTTGCGAGGTTTTCGGGCTCGAGTTTAAGGTTCTCGAGCTGCTGTTTTGTAAATCCTGCCATTATTTTCTTTGATTTAATGGGTTAATACTTTATTACTTCTTGCCCTTTTTGTGGAGTTTTGCAAGTCTCTCCTTGATAGCGTTCTTGCCTTCCTCGACAGCGTTCACGTTGTCGCCTGCGCCCTTGCCGCTTGGCTGTCGCTGTGCTGGCTGGTAGTGGCTGCTGTAGCCTGCCAGCACCTTCTCAGCACCGCCTGCCATCTTCACGGCATTCAGGATGCGCATGTCTTCCTTGCTCTTTGCGAGTTTCTGTGCGCCTGCTAGCTGTGCCTTGGTGTCGTTCAACTGCTGTTTGAGTGCTGCTACCTGCTGCTTCAACTTGGCTACGGTTTCGTCGTCGGTGCTTGATGCGCTGCCGCCTTCACCGCCTTCATTGCCTTCATTGCCTTCATTGCCTGCGGTCTGAATGTCGGTAATTACACCGTCTTCGACAACAATTGTCTTACCGTCCGGCATTTCAAACGTTCCGTCCGGACTTGCCTTGTCGCCAACTTGTGGATCTCCCTCTTCACGCTCAACGGTCAGTGTCTGTCCGTCTGCTGTGTTGAGTTCCATCGCCTTTGGCTCTGCCTTGGCTTGTGGCTCTGCCACCGCCTGCTCTGCTTCCTCCAGTGTCTTCACGCCCAACTTAGCGAAAATCTTGTCGAGGAGAGAAGCCTTTACTTCTGTTTTCTTCTCCATTGCTTTTGGATTTTGTTGTTTTGAATTAATGAAATTTTCGATATTGCGTTTCGATGCGCTTGCGCTGAGTGCTGGAACGGTGCTGCTGATAAGACCTAGGCGCAAAGCCTCGCTGGTGTTGATGAAGATGTCCTTATCCATCAAGGCTTGTATCTCTTCCCTATCGCACTCGCACCGCTCTACGTATGCGTCCACAAACTTATCCTGCCACATCTGCATTTCCTCGCCCAGGTTCTTCAAGTCCTTTGCGCTCAGCTGGTCGCCCAACCCCCAGCCAGGAACATACGGATTGTGCAGCAGGAAGGCAGCGTTCTCGTATGCCTTGCGGCTCTCCTTTGGTGCTGCGAGCATGATGATTGTTGCCATGGATGCTGCCTTGCCCTCCACGGTGCAGGTAATCTTCTTGCCGCTCTGTCGCAGTCGGTCGTAGATTGCCCAGCCTTCAATCACTGAGCCGCCATTGCAGAAGATGCGCATATCGATTGTATCATCGTCTTTCGGTATGCTTGCCGCAAAAGCATCTATGTCCTGAAAACATACGCAGTCGCCTCCCCACCATTGATACCAAAACTTGTTGTCTTGGCTGTCGATGTCGTTGTATATTCTGAGTTTTGCCATTGAATCGGTATTTTTTAAGTTTTAAAACGCTGCAAAGATACGATATTTTTCAATATGTTTATCTCGTAAGCAGTTAATTTTTCTAAACAAGCCCAAATTTTGCGCTCTAAGCGGCTTTTATCGCCTTGGGTGTGTAACTTTACCACCTTCAAGCGAAAACCGCTCAGAACGCAAATCTTGATGAAATAACTGCAACCTTAGAACCTGCCGATATTCTCTATCGTCTGCACTCTACGCTGGGTTCGGTTTATCTCCTCCACGCTCACTACTGGCTGTGGAGCCATCTGATACCCTCTTGCTACAGCTGCCGCCAGCATATCCATGCCGATGTTGCTGCCTCCGTTGTTTACTACGATAGGCACGCCACCGCCTAGCTGGTTGAATGCCGAGAGAATAGGGCTGAACATCGAAGTCGCCTTGGCGGTCATTACACTCTCGCCATTGGAAAGCCTTGCCGGGATGCTGTCGCTCGTTCCGGTTCCCGAGCCTTGGACGTAGCCACCAGTGGAGAAGCCCTTGACTGCTGCCTTGGCTGCTGCAAACGCTGCCTTGATTAAAGCAAGTTTGGCTGCTGCACTTGCAACTCCTGCCCATCCGCTATTTGCAATGCTAGTTGCAAGAATTTCCACGTAAGTCGCAGTCATCTGCTTCTCTATCGCATCTAGGTAGGTTGTCAGCATGGTTTTGAGGAAATTATGGAAAGTCAGATCCTGGCTCTCGAAAAACGCAGCCAACCCATCACCAATTGCCAAGATATAATCGGCTATCATTTGGTTCTGCTCTTGAAGTTTCTGTTGCTTGTTCTTGTTTTCGTCAGCTTGCAACTGCAAAGTCGTATCGTGTAGTTCCTGCTGTAGCTGCTTCTGTGCTTCAACATTCTCTTGGGTCATTGCCAGCTTCTGCTCCAGGAAAGCCTTGTATCTTTCCAGCTTGGCTGTATCGTCTTCCTCTCCAGTGCCACCGTTCATGATGTCCGCATCCTTGCGTGCCTTCTCTGCGTCCTCGAACTCCTTGTTGAGTTCGTCCACAATTTCCTTTGCTTGGTTCTTCAAGTCCGCTTTCGCCTTAATCATGATGTCGAGAAGTTTTGCCTGCATTTCCTGCGCCTTCTCTGCTCCGATTTGTCCTGCCGCCACGTATGCGTCAATGCTCCTAGCCACCATGTTCTTCTCCAGCTGTTCGAGGTCGTTGCTGTAGTCTCGCTCGTTGTCGTACATGCCTGCGAGATATCGCTTCTTTGCGTCCATTACCTGCTCGTTGTACTTGTACTGTATAAGCGCAATCGCTTCCTGCAATTCCTTTTCCTGCTTCTTCCTGCGCTCGGCTTCCTCCTTTGCCGCCTTGTCGGCTGCTGCCTTCTCCTTCTTGGTCTTAGGGGTAGTGCTGGCGATATTAGTGCCGTCCTTGAGCTTTGTATTGTCGGTTGTGGCGGTCGCCATGGATGGCGCATCTGCGCTGACTGGTATCTTGATGTTAGCATGGTTAAAAGTATTCTTCATGCCACCCACGATAGCATCAGCCATTCCGCTGCCGAATTTCTTCAAGTCTCCCCAAGCCTCCTTCACGGTATTGCCAAGACCCGAAAAGATGGAGTTGAAGCCGTCTCGCATCTGCTTCACGTCAAAGGAGAAAAAGCCCTCAAACATCTGCAACAGTCCCCTCACTGGTCTTGCAACAAGCTTAATGGCATCTATGATGATGTTGAAGGCAAGCAAGGCAACCTGTCCGACAGACTTAAACGCAAAGCCTATCAACTGAATCAATCCCCTAAATGCCACGCTTTGGTTATAAAGGTTGATGATAGCCCTCAATAGTTTCGTTAGATGGTTGCTCACGAATGTTGCCGCCTGAGCCTTCATCATTTCAAAGCCGCCACCAGTAACGTCAAAGAGTGCACTTGCGGTATCCTTCAAACGCTTGTTGGCTTCCACCTGCTTTTCCTGAGCCTTGGCAACATCACCGGATTGTTCCTTGACCTTATCCATGTTCATCTCAATGTCTCCGAGGGTCTCGATGTACTTTAGTCCTGCATCCTCGCCAGGACCTCCAAATATATCTGCGATGGCTGTTCCTACCTTGGCTGATGAAGAAGGGAACTCCTTTAGCTTGTTACCGACCTCCTGCATGATGTCGAATGTGGTCTTGCTACCGTTTTGCAGTTCTTTCTGAACTTTCTTGCTTGATATACCTATGCCATCCAATGCGGCTGCTGTTGCGGTAGTCATCTCTCGAAGTCTAAGATTACCCTCCTTGATGGTGTCAAGACCCTTATCAGAGAATATTCCCTGCTTGGTGGCGTTGGTTGAAATTGCCACGAATTGCTCCGCATTCAATCCAGCCTCCTTCAGGTACGTTGGGTATTCCTTCACGTTCTCTAGGAACCCATCACTAGCATTCGCACCAGCCACAAAGCCATCTTGCAAGAGCTTTAGCGATTCTGATACACTGATGCCAAACTGCTTGCTCATTACATTTGCGGATTGCAAGGTTTCGCCAAAATCCACGCCAAACGTCTCGCTGATTGCCAAGGCTTGATTTCTCACTGATTTCATTTCGTCACCGAAAAGCCCAGTGAACTGCATGGTCTTGCGTGTAGCTTCCTCTATGCCCTTGTTGTAGTCATAGAACCATTTGAAAGCCATTCCGACACCAGCCACACCTGCCATGGCGAGGAAATAAGGGTTGGTCAATAAGGAAAGAGCCGTATTTTTCAACGCACCAAACTTTACCCTTAGGTCTTCCACGGACTTTCCCATTTCCATGACCTTTCCGATTCCAGTATCATTAACAACATCAAAACCGAAAAACTCGGTGTTCTGTAGGTCGTCAGCCGCCTTCATCATGGAATCGTAATAGCTGCCGACACTGCGCTGAAATCTTCCAGTAGCCTCCTCTGCCTCTTTCAGCTCCTCTATCAAGTCTTGAATATGCTCCTGCATCTCCTGACCCTTGGAACTATCACGCTCGGCACGGCTCATCTCATCGTAAGCCTTGGTGGCATTGGAAAGCTGGGCACGCAGCTGTTTCAAGCTGCCCTCCTGCTCGTTCTCTGTGCGCACGTTGTTCTGGATCTCCTTCTGCAGGGCACGCACGTTGTACTGGTACTCCTTGATGGTTGCGTTGATGGCTTCCGTCTGCACCTTCATTTCGTTTGTCGTGATGGTCTTGTCTTTTTCCTGCTGCTGCAATTCCTTGATGCTTGCCTTTAGCTGGTCTATCTTCTCCTTGTATCTGATGATGCCATAGATTGCATCCTCGTACTTGACCTTGATGTCAAGAATCTGCTGTTTGTCTTCACTTACCATAGTTCTTTCTTTTTAGTTGTTCAACTCTATCATTGTAACCTCGCAATATCCGCTGCTTGTTGTCTTGATTTCTAGAACCGCAAAATAGGCTCCATACTGGGCAAGGTACACTGGCTTCGTCTCGTCAAAATCCAGAATATCCAAGTCCGACAGATTGAGCCGCTCTGTGATTACGTGCGCCTTGGCGATGCTTGCTGCAAGCTGCTTGTACTTCGTATCGAAGATGTTCTGAAGGTCAATGTCGAATCGCAGTGCCGCCTGCTCCTTGTCATCCCTAAGCGTCATTATTCGCTCCTTGCATCCCTTATACTCTCCACCATTCTTCATGCCGAAAGAATCCAGTGTTCTTATCGGTATGCGGTTGTCATCGCTGGCTGCAAAAGGTAGCGTCCACGTGTCCTGCTCATAGTCCAAAGTCTGGTTGCTGATTACAAGGTCTGCATCATAGTCCCCGGTTGTCTCTTCGTCTTCCTTCCACTTGTAGCGGTTGTGTTGCATAAAGTCTGAAACGGAATACTCGCTTTTTCGTGGTGCACCTTGGCGGTCATACGGAATGAGTTTTCCGCTCCAGTCGTAGGCGTTCGCCTTGTTGCTCCAGACGCTGGAAAACATAACGAACTGTACTTGCGTTCTATTTGTCAGCTGTCTAGGGAATGAGCCAGTTATCAAAGCCAAAAACTTAATGAAGTTTGTTACCTCGATTTCAGGCAGGTTTATGCCGATAGGGAAACTTCCACCAATCGGAACGCTGTCCCCACTCTTGACGCTCGCAGTGATTTTGCCGCCATAAACGGAAGGCATGTTGACTGTGTTTATTCCGTGCATGATAGTCTCAAACGTCAGTACATCGTCCTTCTTTAGCGATATAGTGTTTGTCCCTGCCGAAAGCAAATAAAGATAGCCATCGATAGCATATCTGCGTAGTACGACCGGGTACTTAACCTGTCCATCCTCGTACTTCAAATCTCCGAACTCGTATTCCTGCGTGGATGCCTCACCTCCGGTGGTACTTGGTGTTGTTACGGTCATTTTCACGCCCATAGGCAACTGAATCTCCGCTGCGTCTTCAAACTGATGTCTGACGTAGTATTGCACTTGCACATCAAAGGTCAGTTCGCAATCCTTCGTTATCGTCAGTTTCTGTACATCGCTGCCAGTGCTTGGTGTGACTGACGTCAATGAGTTGTTGACGGAAAAGGAAAGTGCTCCAAGTCCGTCACGGCTCTTAACGTCTGCGGTCAGATTACCGATGATTGTCTTGTCGTCTGCCTTGTTGTTGATGATAGGCACAACGAGGTTGTTCAACATCTTCTTTGCTTCATCATCCTGCCAAACGAAAGATACGCCCGACTTCCTCGCTATCCTTGACAATAGCCAGTTTACGGTCACACATGGCTGCAAGAATTTTGGGGACGTTTTATATTCATCCACCGTCACATCATCGCCTACGAAATCCTCCTTATTATCGCCATCTATCATTTCGTGCATAGGTGTCAGCCCGGTAACTGATAGCGACAGAGTGCTGTAATATTCGGCAGGTGCATTCACTACGAGGTATGCAGCTCTAGCCTCTCCTCTGATGGTGTATACTTCCAGCGTCTCATCTTCTCCGCTCACGGATATAACCCGCATGTACTTATCCAGCACCGCATAGCTTCTGTAATCGCCCTTTCCTTGCGCTTGCACATTTGCCGTTGATGATGGCAAGAAAGGGATAAGAGCACAGATCATGTTCGATGCGCTCTCTATATTTCCGCTTATATACTTTCCGACCTCTGTGCCTGTTCTGATGCGTCCACGGCTAGGCGAGTATTGTGTCGTGGTATATTTATTCCTCTGCACCAAATTAATGCCAAAGTTATCTTTGCTCTCAATTCGGTATGGATTGTAATAAGCAAAGAATATCCCATTGCTCACGGCTTCCTCCCTGGTGTTTGGAGTGTTGTACTTTTCAAAAAGCACTCTGTCTGTCACTCCCAGTTCATTCAGTTTCATTCCGCTCTCCAGTAACTTGGAGAACGCTGGCATTATACCCCAATAGATTGAGGTCTCGATATTTTCCTCGATGCTCAGAACGTTCAAACGTCCGTCCTTGATAATTTGCACACCTCCACGGAAATAACTGCACTTATGGAAAATATAGGGGTATCTGCTGCCGCTCTTCGGTCTGTCCGCTTGCTGCAATACTGAAAGATTATGCACCGTCCGTGGTAACTGGATGGTGTACGTGTAGTTTGAGGTCATTTTTGTGACGTCACGAAAAAGGTTGCTCTTGATGTCGAGCACCACATCGGTGTTCTCCGGCAAGTCCATCAAAACACCGTCAATGTAAAGTTGCTGGTCTATCATAGTCTCTGAACGTTAATGTTGTTAATAATCATTTCGCACACGAAATCCTGCAAGCAAGCTGTGCTCTTCGTGTAGCTTCCTGCCTTGATTGTTACGCTCATCCACTGGTCTTCCTCTTGCGTCCGGTCTCCCCCTAGGTACATGTCAACGACTGGGCTGCTGGCTAGGTCTTGTAACATATCGAACGTATCACTGTCAACCAACGGAGCACAAAGTTTGATTGAGTCCGTACGATCATATCCCTGCCTTCTTCCATTATCGCCATAGTAGCCGTATAGATAATCGGCTAAATTGTTGCGTATGAAACTCAGGTCGCTGGCTATCTCCCTCGTTTCCTCCCCAGCCGCAAAGAGCCAATAGCGGATGAATCCGTGACGGTCAATCCAACGCAGATAGATACCACTCTCAGCATCGTCTCTGTCGATGCGTAACAATAGTGACTGCTTACCTCCGGTGGTTAATCTGAAAGTAAGGTCGAAAGTATTGTCAAATGTTCCCTGCTGAATCTCTCCATCATAATCGTATATGTTCCAGTATTTTGCGCCACTAGGCAATATGCCTGCGTAGAAATCCACTATACCGTTAACCGGAATCTTCAGTAGCTCATTGGGTGCTCCCTCGTAACCGATTAGTAGGTTTGCGTTCAACTTGCTTAAGTATATGCCAAAGGTGAACGGATAATGAGTAAACCATGTAAGCCGTTTGTAGCCGTTCCACGTCTCACCATACTTTGGTGCGCCCCAAACCATTTTCGTAGTGAAATCGATGCTCGCAAGCTGTCCGTCTCTGTCATCGTATGCGTTGACCTCGATGCCCACGAGAATGTTTAGAACGCTGGTGTCATAGCCTATTGTCCAATCATAGGCTGCATTGATACGTCCGTCAAAAAGAGCTTGCACGTATGTCTTGAAGTCTGTTATGCACTCACCGTTGAACGCCTCGACATCGTAGGCTCGTTCCTTGTTGTCACATCTGATTATTACCTCAATCCACGAAAGGTTACTTCCACTTGCTTTGATAATGCAAGGCAAAAATGCAAAGTATACTTCATCGGGGTAGAAAAAAGAATATCCGTTGTTCACTGTCTGTCTCATACCGTCTCATTGTTAAGTTTGATACTTCCCACCGAAAGGTGGATTAATGAAATAAGCCTCTGTCCGAGCCGTTTCATCGTGTCGGGCACAACGTTGCTGTATACGTCAGCCCTGCCGCCAGTCCGGTGCAGCTTAGAACCCTTGCTGGCGATGGTGTGCGCGATGGCTCCTGCCATGCTCATGTCGCCACGCTCTTGTGGTGTATACTTGTGTGCCCGGTCGGTCTTGTAGGGGATGGGTGTGCCGTGCAGCCCCTTGTCTTTCATCCACTGCCGGATGATGCCCCGGAAGCCGTATGGTATCTTTCCTGCCCTTCGTCCAGTTTCGAGAACCCCGAATGGCTTGTGTCCCCAGAGGATGGTTTCTTCCTCGCTTGGCTGCTCCACCTTTAGGCTCGCAATCGTTCGCCCCGATGCGTTCTGCCCATTGATACGTATGTGGTTGATGATAAGCTGCCGTGCTCTCTCCACTTCCTCACGCATGATGAGCGATGCCGCCTTGGGGTCGAATTGAATACCTCCCTTGCTCATACCTCACACCCTCCTATTCTCTGTGTCAGCTGAAGGGAGTACATTACGCCCGACACGATCGTGCTCATCCGCTCGATGATGGTCTCGTAGTACTGCTGCCCTTCCAATGGTTCGAACTGGTGCGACTGGTTGATGGCTCGTATCATCCTTGCCCCTGCCATCTTCATTCGGTCGATGCACTCTCCGTTGTCTTCTCCTTCCGCTGCCCTCGGTACGGTGTCGAGATAAGCCAGGGCAACGTTCACGGTGTCGTATACCCTGCCGTTGCGTATCTCTGTCGTGCCGCTGGCTGGGATGATGCAGACGATTGCCGGATAGTTCAGTTTCTCCAGCTTGGTGTCCGCAGTGTCCCAGTCCTCGAATAGGTAGGTGTAGTCTGGTAGCGTGTCTGCTGCCAGCTGCTTCAATGTTTCTCTGATTGTTGCCATAATTATCTAGATTTACGTTTCATTTCCTCTGCCTGCAACTTCTGCAGGTTCCGCTCGTACACGCTTCTCTTGTTGTCCATTTCCATGCACTTGTAGATTCGAAGCCATGGTGTCTTCAACACTTGGTCGTGGTCGCTAATGCCCATCCTTACTGCGTACCAGTCGAGCATGCCGAACAGTCCGAACCGCAGGGTATCGATGCCTGCCTCCTTCTCCAGTCTCGTTGGCTTCGCTGTGTCTGTGCTTTCAAATAGCTTGTTGATGCGCTCCACCTCTGATGTTACCCAACCGATGAGCATAACAACATCAACCGCCCTAGCCTGCTCCACTTCCTTGTGGCTCAGACCGAGGACGGTTGTCACTATCTGATACAGACTTTCCTCGCTGTCTGATAGCTGGGAAAGGTCTATTAGCTGCCCGATGGATAGCTGATTGAGATTGTCGGGCACTCGTTTCCCTCCGACAAACGCTGGTCGTGGCTGCTTGCCGATTTTGTAGCTGGTGTGCCTAGCAACTGCCAGCCAGTACTTGAATGTAGTGTTATTATCCATACGCTTTATAATTTTGTCGTTATCTTTGTCTCAATACGTGCGCCCTAGCCGTTCCATGGCTTGCTACGGATAACTTTTTTAAGGCTACGTATCGTATTGCGTCTATGCCGTGGTTAAATGCGTCTATAGGCTGGTTCGTTGTCTCTCCATCCCTTGACTTCTTCCACTTGTATTGCTGCATGTTCCCGATGATGCCGTGGCTGCGTCTTGTTATGTTGATGCGGAAACGCTTGAGAATGTCGATTCCGTTGTTGATACTGTCCGCTCCCTTGGTGCTGCCGATTATCCACAGCCCTCGGTTGTGTATCTCCTGAATGCTCTTAGGCTCTGCCGAATCCGCAATGATAAGGTCTCGTTTCGTCCGTCCTTGCTCCTTGCATCGGTCTGCGATGTCATCGTTCGTCATTCCAGGCTGGTAGATTTCTTCATCCACCCATAACTCTCCGTGCGCCAATATAACGTGCTCCAGCGCAGTTGGGTCGTTGGTGAATCCGAAGTCCATACCCCTGCATTCCATCTTCCACTCCTCCCTTGGTGGCAGCTTGTCAACGATGCCCCAGTTGGTGAAGATAAGCCCGGTTATCTTTCCGGTCAGTCCTCTTGCGTAAACTCGCCACAGTTCGGGGTCGTCAATCTCTTCAATTTTCTTGTGTTCCTGCTCAGTCAGGAATCGGTTGTTTCGGTGGTCGCTCAGGATTAATCTGCAATCATCCCTGCCGATGATGTTGTTGTGCACCCAAAACCTTGCACTTGGGTTGTAGTCGATGAATACCTGCTTACGTGTTCGGATGGCCAGCTGCCAAAATACTTCGTATGGCACACCGTTCGCCTCGTTCACGAACAGATAGTCTCGCTTTCCGTTCTTCGCATCCTGCGCATCTTGGTAACTCTTGAACTCGATGATGGAGCCGTTCTTTCCTCTGTAGCTGCTGTCGCTCTTGTTATTCTTGAACCAGTCCAGCAACTCTGCCCTTGAGTGCAGGATGGTGTCGAGGTCTCGCATGGCTCCAACTTTCAAGTTCGGGAGGTCTTGACCGCACACCGTGATAATTGCCATCGGATGCTCGAAAGAAAGCACTATAAGACGCTGCATGATGGTGTATGTCTTCCCCGAGGACGTGCCGCCCTGGTTCACAAGGAATCTCGGCTTCACGTCCGCATTCGGGTCATACAGTTCACCAATAACGTCAAATAGTGCCATACTTTCAAACAATAAAACTTAAAACAAAATTATGGTAAAAAATTATTCTTTATCCAATCCTTCACGCTCGATTACTTCCTGCTCGCTGGATGCGCACTGGTGTCCCGAGTTGATGTATCGTACCTCGATGCCGCCTTGGAAGCCTGCGTTCAGGTCGAGCACGACCTTATCAAGTCCGAGCAGCTTGCAAATCTGCGTCTCTGCCTTTAGGATGATGTCAAGATACCTTGGGTCTCCTAGTCCTCGCTTCTCAGCATCGAACATTATCGCCTTGACGGTATCCATCGTTACCAACCCAGTGTCTGGATCCTTGTTAGGCAGTCCGACTTGTGTCTGTGTCTTGCTGTTATAGTCCGCTTTGGATTTCTCCCATGCGTCCCAGGCTTCACGTATCACCAGTTTCAACCTTGCCACCTCGCTTGTTATCTTTTCGTCCGTGTCGGTCAGTCTCTCTTCCCTCCACTCCTTCAATAACCGCTGAATGTCGCAGTGCGCTTGATTGTATTTCGGTCTGTCGAGCCGTTTCCTCACCTCTGCCGTGATTTCTCGCTCCGTCCATCCCTTGCGGTATAGGGGTGCGATAATCTGCAGGCGGTTCTCGATGTCGATTTTCTGCGCTCGATGTTTATTGTTATTACCTTGTGGCATACGATTCTTGATTTAAAATTTCGCTCCGTTGTACTTGTATACGATGTTTCCCTCGCTGTCTCGTTCGTCAGCTGGCAACATTGCCCCTTCGAACATCTTGTATGGCGAGTGCGCTGCCTGCGGATTGTTCCAGCACCACTTCATGTAGTCGGCTGCGCTCATCGTGTAATACTTCGAGTATTTCTCACGTGTTCCCAGGTTCATCGCCTTCTCCAGTCTCGCCCTCAAAAGGTTCTCTGCATCCAGCTTGATGTCGCTCCACATCACGTATCCCTTGCGCTTGCAAATGTTCAGTGCTTCGCACATCTGCCCCCTGCTGTAGTTCCACGTTGGCGGCAATCCGCAACAACTTCCGTTGTGGCAAAGTTCCTTGAAGTGTGCGTCCGATACATAAAAGCGCATTCCCAGCTGGTCGCACAGTTCCTTCATGTTCCTGAAGAACGGTTCTTTGACCTTGCGGTTCAGTCTCAGATAGCCGGACTGTACGCTGTACTTCTTGTAGAATGCGAGAATGTCGAAACCTGCCATCTTGCTGATGGTAGGCAACAATTCCCTCAATGTCGGGCTTCTCGTTTCCAAGCAGAAGAATTCGGTGCTCAAAGCTGTAGCCCCTCTGTTGAATGCTTCCTTGATAAGGTCGAGGTACGTTGGCGTGCTCACTCCGATGATGAAGGGTCTCAGTCTCAGCGTTGCCCCTCCTGCCCCTGCATTGGCGATGCGCTCGATGGCTTCAAGTCTTGCTTGTGGGCTTTCCACCCCTCGCTCTATTACTCTAGCCTTCTCTGCATCGCTGGTGATGATTGAGAACTTGAAGTTCCAGTTCTTCTGCCCTCTGATCAAGTCCATGTATCGCTCATCCTTGGTGAACCATGCTCCCTTGGTCGAGAAGCAAAGCGGATAATCTATATCCTTGAAGAAGCGCAAAAGTTCCAGTGTCGTTCCGTACTTACGTTCGAAGTTGTCGAACTGGTCGCTCATGCTTCCCCACTGCATAACCTTGCGAGCCTTGATGTATGGCGCAAAGTCTCCACCGTGCTTGTCTGGGTCAATAAACATTCGTTTGATGCGTTCAACGCTCACGTCCTTAACCTCCTTGTGCAGGTATTCCTTCTTCTTGCTGCCAATACCTCGCTGGTTCTGAGCAAAGCAATACATACAGCCAAAGCTGCAATTATTGTAAGTATCAAAAGCCATTGGCATTGAGCAGTCGGGAAACTCGTATGTTATTCTTGGCGTGTTGCCATAATGTTCTGCCATATCCTCATGAATTTATTTTGTTGATGATAAAGTCTGCGATTTGGTCTGCTGTCTGCTTCGTGGTGTCTATCGCTACAACGTCACAACCCGCAGTTTGCCATTTCTTTGCCGAGTGTGCCGATTCTCGCTGTCCCCGGATAATATCCTTGCTCAACGTTCCGTTCGACCGTTCTGCGAGCCTTTTTTGGATTTCTTCGAGTGGTGCGTATAAGAAGATTACAATCTGTCTGTCCGCATTGAACATTGCGTGCGTCAAGTTCGGACCCCAGCATTTAAGTCTCATCCCTTCGCAAATGATGCAGTCGGTGCTCTCCAGTGCCTTCTTCACGATGTCACGAAGTATGGTCGTACCGTTCAGATTGTCAACACCTCCGTACTTAACATCGTATCGCCCTGCAAATGCAACTCCATCCTTGGTGCTGCTTATTCCGTCCTTGTAGCTCTCAATGCCACCAAAGCTTTCTATCAGCTTTCGGGCAACGGTGCTCTTTCCGCTGGCGTTGGTTCCAATGATAAAAACACAAGTCTTTCTCATATTCGAGTTATTTTTATTAAATTTCGTTTCTGCCGGATTGAATTGTTCAGAGCGGATAGTTTATCCATTTCAAACGTTTCTCCGACTTAAACGCTAAATTTCCGACTATTCGGTTTTTTCTTTGAGTTCGTCAACATCAAAGTTGCGCTTCTCGATTGCGTCAAGTCCCAGCATATCTGCCACGGCTTGTGCGTCCTCGCTGCGGTAAACGATGATGATGCGCTGTTCTTCGTCCTCTGCTGGTTCGTAGGTCGTGGCTTCCTGCTGGATTTCCCAGGGGTTCAATCCCCATCGCTGCATATCGTCAACGTCAAATGCTCCCTTTAGCTTCTCTTCATCCCAGCTGCCAAAATAGACGTTATCCTTGATGATGAACTCGTCCGTCTCTTCATCGGATAGGCTGTCAGCAATAACGACCTCGACCTTTGGCTCTGCCTTCCACTTCTCCCAGTGGCTGCAAAGCTGCTGCTTCTCTCCATCGGTCAGTTTCACGGCAACGGTCTCTATTGCGTTCTTGATAGCTTCGTCTTCCATCTGCTCGATGTTGAGCAGGGCACGGAAGCGCATGTTTCCTCCGAGGATAACTCGGTTCTCATTACAGACGATTGGTCTCATCTGCAACATCTTTGGAAACGTCAGAATACTCTCAACGAGTTTCTGCATCTGCTGTGGCTCAATGCTGCGTGGGTTGTCTTGGTTCTCCACCAGGTCGTGCAGGTTGATGTTCTCGATTTTATTCTTCTCCATTGTCTTCCTCCTTTCCTTCTTGTCTTGGTTTCAGTTCATCAAAGTTCCAGACGATGCGGTCGATATGATCAACTCCCAGAAGCTTGGCAAGGAATGGCTCATCGGCTGGCTTGTAGTGAATGATTACGTTCTCACGTGGCAAAACTCCATCGCCCATTATCGTAGGCAAGTCGTCAGGAGTTAAGTCTTGCCCTTCGATTTCAGGAGGTAGTTCCCCTGCGAATGGGTCGCCCTCTTGGTCGTCCTTGTCTTTCTTCTTGCACTTGCTGGTGCTGCTTGCTTCCACTGGTGCTGGGTTCCAGACTGGCATACCCCAGTTCTGAAGCTGTGCGCTGTCCCATCGGTTCGCAAGGTCGTTGAAGTCCCAGTTACCGAAGGATAGGTTGTCTTTAATCATAAACTCCTGCTTCTGTGCTTCTGTCAAGTCTGATGCGCTTACCACGGTAACTGTTGGCTGTTGCTGCCATCCCTGCCAATACTCCATCAATGCGGATTGCTCCTCATCGGAAAGACGCTGCTCTGCATCAAGCTTCACTTGAATGCCTGCTTCGTCCATCGTGACAATGTGCTGCAAGGCTTTCAGTCTCATGTTGCCACCCAATGCGTGGAAGGTCTCATCAACAACAATCGGGCGCAGGGTCAACATTCGTGGGAACACGATGATGCTCTGCACAAGCTTCTGAAAGTTCGCTTGACTTATCTCTCTAGGGTTCGCCTCATTCTCACTGACCCTCGATAGTGCGATTTCTTCTGTTTTCATTTTCTTCTTGTTTTAAGTTCGAAAAACTGCTTATCTGATAAACATTGGCGCAAAGATACTACTTTTTTGCTTTAGTTGTTCGCTCTTTGCACACTTTTAACTTTTTCCAACACTTCGTTTTATCTTATCCATCAAAGGCTCTGATGGTCTTCTGCAGGGTTGTCTGCGGTTTCTTCGGCTTCACTCTGACCTTGTATCCTGCACAGACCCATGCGAGGAGAAGTGCGTCTCTCTGGTCTTGGTTCATTCTCGGCAACTTTTGTCCTGCGCTTACAAAATAAGCAAGTTCGTCCTGCGTGATTTTTCCGTCCTTCCCCTTCCAGCATTTTTTCAATGGCTTGATGATTTCGCAGGGGATATTGTAGTGTTTGCAGCACTCGATAATCAAGATTCCGGTCTGATGGTTCATTCCGGTAGAGCGTCCGATTGCTGCTGCCTTGACTGCTGTCATGAACCGATTAAGCACATGCCAGTTGCTTTTGTTGAGCCAGCCGCCTTCAATAACGACCTTAATCTTTTTGCAACTCTCGTTCATAGCCTTGAGGTAATCTATCAATGAAGGAAAATTCATCTTATAGGCGAGAAACTTCTTGTCGTCAAAGACTGCTCCAACTCCGCTTTCCAGGTTGTCGGGGTCGATTCCGATTATAACTGTTCCTTTTTCCATTTTTTCTTTAAAGTACTTATTTTGTTTAAATTTCACGCATAAGCGTTTATTTTGTTTTGCTGGTGTAGTTTATTACTCAACACTCTTTACGTGCGCATATACGTGCGCACATGCGTTATTATCCCTATCTTTCCCCTACCCCTTTCTTTCCCTTCTTTTTGGTT